AGCGCCCTGTGGGCCCTGTGGGCCTTGCGGGCCTTGATCGCCAGTTGAGCCAGTAGAGCCTTGCGGACCTTGACTGCCTTGCGAGCCAGTAGCGCCCTGCGGGCCCTGTGGGCCTTGCGGGCCTTGATCGCCAGTTGAGCCAGTAGAGCCTTGCGGGCCCTGTGGGCCTTGCGAGCCTTGATCGCCAGTCAGGCCAGTTGAGCCAGTAGAGCCTTGCGGGCCTTGACTGCCTTGCGAGCCAGTAGCGCCTTGCGGGCCTTGACTGCCTTGCGAGCCAGTAGCGCCCTGTGGGCCCTGTGGGCCTTGCGGGCCTTGATCGCCAGTTGAGCCAGTAGAGCCAGTAGCGCCTTGCGGGCCCTGCGGGCCTTGAGAACCTTGATCACCAATAGAGCCAGTTGCGCCTTGAGGGCCCTGTGAGCCTTGCGAACCAGTAGCTCCAGTTGTACCCTGAGGGCCTTGGGGGCCTTGACTGCCTTGTGAGCCAGTAGAACCTTGCGGGCCTTGAGGACCTTGAGAACCATTTGCTCCCTGAGAGCCTTGGCTACCTTGTGGGCCAGTCGGACCCTGAGGCCCCTGATCGCCCGTAAGTCCGGTTGAACCAATAGGGCCTTGAGGCCCTTGAGGACCTTGATCTCCAATAGGTCCTTGAGCACCATTAGCACCCTGAGAACCCTGAGAACCTTGAGATCCAACAGAACCTTGAGGACCTTGTGGACCCTGAGAACCCTGAACACCAACGCTTCCCTGAGGACCCTGAGATCCTTGAGCGCCCGTCGATCCTTGAGGACCCTGCGAACCCTGTGAGCCTTGAGGACCTTGTGGGCCTTGAGTTCCTTGAGGCCCCGGAACAGTAGAGTTAGCGCCAGTAGAACCCTGAGATCCTTGACTCCCCTGCGCTCCCTGAGGCCCTTGAGGGCCTTGATCTCCTTGAGATCCAACAGCGCCCTGAGAACCTTGAGATCCTTGAGTTCCCTGAGGACCTTGAGGTCCTTGGGAACCTTGAGGGCCAGCGACAGTAGATGCCGCTCCAGTCGAACCTTGAGCACCTTGAGGTCCTTGAGGACCTTGAGTTCCTTGCGGGCCTTGAACAGTAGACTGAGCACCTTGCGGGCCTTGATCTCCCTGAGGGCCTTGTGGACCTTGAGGACCAGCGGCTCCAGTAGCGCCTTGAGAACCCTTTGGCCCCTGAGCACCCTGAGGTCCTTGATCTCCTTGCGCTCCAGTAGCGCCAATAGAGCCCTGAGGACCTTGACTGCCTTGAACACCAGTCGCTCCAGTTGAACCTTGAGGTCCCTGTGCGCCTTGCGCTCCTGTTGCACCAGCAGAACCCTGAGGACCTTGAGATCCCTGACTTCCAACTGCCCCTTGTGAACCTTGAGGTCCTTGAGGTCCTTGCGAGCCTTGAGAGCCAGTTAGTCCGATAGAACCAGTTGCTCCTTGAGATCCTTGTGGCCCCTGAGATCCCTGAGATCCTGTTGAACCTTGAGGTCCTTGACTTCCTTGCGCTCCCTGAAGACCTTGAGAGCCCTGTGCGCCTTGCGGGCCCTGCGTGCCTTGCGGACCTTGCGAGCCCTGTGCTCCCTGAGCACCTTGCGGACCTTGAGGACCTTGTGTACCCTGTGGGCCACCGGGATCGCCTTGAGGTCCTTGAGGACCTTGAGCTCCATTACTTCCGACAAAACCACTAGGACCTTGAGGCCCCTGAACGCCTTGAGGCCCAATAGGACCTGAAGCAGCGGAAGCAATAATGTCAACCGAATCTTTTTTTAAGACAACTTCTTGAGAGGGTCTGATAATGACATCATCAGTATCTACCCGCAAAATTGCAACATCAATATTTTGTTGCAAAAGAACTGTATCAGGTTCAACTTTCTGGAGAACAACACCATCACCACTTGGGCGCAGAATAATAGATTCAGTTACCCTAAGTGTGATGTTATCGCTCATCTAGTCACATCTCTTGAGATTACGGCTTCACCTGCCATCAAAGTCGTAATCGTACCTCCATTATTTTCTTGCAAATCCCACACAGCATTTGCGGGACTTAAATTAGTCGTTGTGGCAGACGACAAAGTGCAGGCAAACTTGCCTTGAGCAGCGTTAACGATTGAACAGGTAAAGGTAGCGAGAGCAGAAGTGGAGCTTGCTTTTTCTCTAACCTGTGCAGAGTAAGTTCTGCCAGTAATATTAATAGCAACACCATCAGCATCTTGAAGTGTAACAGAAACCGTTTCGGTGTCGCCAATTCTAATTGATAATGGATAATTCGCTGGTGTCGCCATCTCTCTCCTATTCTACAAAAATGCTTCCGCTGACGGAACCGCTAACAACTTTTGCATAAACTCCATTGTTAAAAGGAATTCCTACAAATACATGATCGTCATGCTCATTATTTTTAATCTTAATCGTGCAAACTTTAACTCCGGTGTCATCGATGCCGTCATACATTTCAACGACACAATCACCAGAGCTAGCATACAGATGATGCCCCTTCCAAAGAGCTCTGCTATTTCTAATTAATTTACTTGAATTCATAGTGACATATTGCATGATTACTCCACGAACACAGATCCCTTGACGGAGCCCGATACCACATCAATATATATTCCGGCACTAAAAAGAATTCCTTCATTAGCAAACATCGCAGTCTCATTCTGAGGGATCTCAATATTAAAGACAAGCGTTCCTGATGAACTCGTTCCGTCATAAATATTTACCACAGAAGCTGCTGATGCCCCAATTGAAAATCCTCTGACTTTAGCTGGAAACGATCTAACTAACTTGTCGGCTGTAAAAGCTACATATTGCATTTTCTTCTCCTTTATACAGGCGGATTGGAGTCCTGATTGGCTCCCCGCTCTGCTCTTCCTGTTGTTTGATCTGCCGGTGATGATTCACCAGCAGCACTATCTTGGCCCGACTTGGGCGGACTTGCAGATTGAGCATTAGTATTGCCAACCGGAGCTCCGCCATTATCTGGCATTGGATCTCCAGTCTGCTCTGCTACGCCCATCTCGAAATCTTGCTTTTCCTTCGTAAGCCTACTTGGATACGGAAGGACGGTATCGCCAGATTCAAGGGCAGTCATGCCGATCTTTCCTCTGACCTCATTAGGCGTGATAACCTCTGTACGAAGATAGCGATCCCAAATTCTTGAGCGCAGATCTTCATCAATAACATCGATCTCTGCGAACTTGATTTGCTTCTTATCACTAAATTCTTTTACAATCCTATTAAGCTTCTTCTCAATAACTTTTTGATCAGGTCCAACAACTTGATTCTTAAAAGTCTTATCAGCATCTCTAGATACAGCCAAGTTTGCGTTATCGTAGATACCAATCTTCGGGGCTGGGACTCTATTGGCAACTGTGATTTCATCTCTATTCGACTTACGATACTTATCGAAAGAAGCTTCCTGAACAGTGTTCTCAAGCTTTTCGAACTTAATATCAACATCCCGCCCAAGAGTTGCTGGGAGCGGGACGAATAGAGTGCCGTGATTATTACCTTTAATTTCATTCTTAAAGTAGTTGACAACTTCCTGCTTTGACTTTTGCGAAAGATTAGCTCCCTTGAGGATAATTGCATAACGAGGGATGCTCTTATTTTCGAAATAATCAATATTGTATTCTTTAGCAAACTTGTCTCCGACAATAGAGCTGATCGCTGATACGGCAGATGGAACACCATAGTAAGTGTTTGTCGGAGTGTATTGCTTAAAGTGAATTATTTCATTAGGATTTTTGTCATCATTTATCTGATCCGGCGTATCCAAATCTTGAAAGTTTCTAAAGAACGTAAACTTCAATCCAGCCTTCTGGACGAAGCCATCTCTAGCTCTACGCACTCTTACATATGCACCCGGAATATGACCAATGTAACCAATAGTTCCATTTCTATTTCTACCAATTTCAAGATAACCGTTGCCAATAGTTAAATAGTCAACCCAAACCTTTATTAGAGTTTCAATAAAATCTTCGTCAATATTTAAGTCATCAAAAATAGACTCAAGCCGCTCTTCTTCCTTCTGAAGTTCATCACGAAGTCTAGACAGTGACTCACCTTCTTTGGTAGTGGCTCTTTCGATTCTCTTATTGCTCTTGGACGTATTCTCCCAGATATACCCCAAAGCAACAGTGTTCATTGTTCTGGCTAAAATAGTTGCGTTATGGATAGCGTTCTCTTCAAATAGAGAAGCCAACACTTCAAGGTTATATGGAGGTTCAACAAGATCGAACATTCCATATCCGTTAACAACCTCTGGATCTACGAAATCAGACTCAGCACCACTGGCACCTGTTTGATATCTTTTCTGGATTTTGTAAAACTTATTCTTCACACGCTTTGATTGACCTGAGACATCGATCTTCTTCTTGAAGATGTCTTTATCATCAACAACTTTTCTAGTAAAATCGGCGGTGTACGAACTAGTAATGTCATCGATCTCAATAGTGCTGGCATTCTCTTCAGCTAACGCTGCAGTAATCCTTCTCATATCATCCCTTTTCGGGCCAATTGCTTCACCGAATCAACTGGATCGGGAATATAGCCGTCGATAAATCTCTCCGTATGGTCATCAGCTTCGTTGTCAGTAATCTTTCTGCTACCGGGAATCCACATAGGCTCGCCATCCAAGGCAAGCATTCCGACATATCCGACAGCAGCATCTCTCATCTTCGATTCAATTAGAGGGGAGTTGAGATCACCTTCAAGTGACAAGAATCTTCCGTCTCCGTCGCCAATAAGACTGCCGTCAGGCATTTCCCAGAGGCAAACGCCCCTAAGATCTTCTACGACGAAATCTATTTTCTTAAGCTTTTTACTCATTTGATAATATTATCACAGAGATGGACTTAATAAGCAATAAGTAGATCCAAAATAGTTCAAAAATGACAAAAACCGCTCCCAAAAGGAGCGGTTTTCATCAAAAAGCGTAAAATTAAATTTCACAAGTGTCGTTGCTGCAGAACTTTTCGCCTTCAGCGTCAAGAGCTTTACCAGAATAAAGCGACTTCCACTTCACCTTCTTGATATTAGACACGGAATTACTCCAAGTATCAAGATCGATGCGCTCATACGGCATCTGAGCATAGGCTCCTCCGACCTCAAGGATAGGAAGCATAGACACAGACTTCAACTGACCATCAATCGATCTGAGCAACGGACCAATCTGATCCTTCTCATCTTCCTTAAACGTCACCGTCACAGACACCTGATTATCTGCCCAATAGCGTTGAGCAAGAATTGCGAGAGCAGTCTTTTCCCACATACTAACTTCCCGCTCAGTTCTTACATCAGGGCCCTTTGTGGGAAGCTCAACGACCATGCTATGCGTGGGGTCCATGACATCAGGCTCAGTATGATAACCAGCTTCAGCGAGCGCCTCTACGAGAGGATCATTAGACGCAAGTCTCATACGACGAATATAAACATCAGCAGTAGGCCAATGAACACCGGGAGTCACTCCGAAGAGCAGAGACACTGTTCCCGAAGGCTTCACTGAGGTTGTCTTGATAGACTGACGGCATCCGAGCCACTCCGAATAAGAGTTATCAAGATGCTGGATATACTCATACCCAGAGTTAAGCCAAGTACGAAGTTCTGTCCACCCATTAACTTCAGCGAAGTGCGCCAGCCCAGATACCGAGCATCCAATTCTGCGATTGCGTTGCATAATGGCATTCGTCTCAGGCCAATGAGTCGGAAGCAGCGTTACAGACTTAGCGTAAAGATATGATACCTTAAGCGTCTTGCCAAAGTCTTCAAGAGAGTCATGGCGAGAAATAAAGTTCTCAACAAGAGTGCAGCATTCTCCAGATTCAAGAGTTTGCTCTGAGCATGGATTGGTTCCAGCAGCACGCCAATCTTTATTGTTTGCTGGATCAACGAGGCGTCCGTATTCTCTGCAAAGATCAAGCCAAACAATGCCCGGCTCTCCATTGTTCGCAATACGATCTGCGATGTCATCGAAGTTATCGCCAACATTTGCGACGATAGAGTTATTAGAAGTATGACCCCATCCATTAGCCCCCATGCGTTCAGGATTTACTTCCCAGTTTTTGAGATTAAGAAACTCTGGATCATCGATTTCACCGAGTGCGATCTCCGCTGAACGGCGAACATTGCCGGCAACAACGCATTTGCCAATTTTATTTTGGATATCAACGATATCAGTTGAAGTAATCTTCTGACCCGCTCTGCCCTCAAACTGCTGCTTCAAAGTCTTATGAAGATCAATCAGAGGACCCGGACCAGCAGCAACTCCGCCGAACCCCTTAATAGGTTCTCCCGAAGGACGAATCTCGCTGTAGTCAAATTCAACTGTATTTCTATTAGCGAAGAAATAGCTTTCAAGGAGAACGGATACTGATTCATACCATCCTTCACGAGAATCTGGAATAGCAAATACCTTCACTTCGTCCAAAGGCTTATGAATCTCAAGCTTCCCGGCGCCCTTTGTGTCGAAGCCAACGCCAACACCAAGCATAGACATCTCCATAAGACGAACAAACGGCCAAACGGCGTCATGAACACTACGCGAAGAGATGCTTTCAGTAGACAAGAAAGAGCAGTTTTGTAAAGCAGCAGAGTTCTTCTGCGCATGAACAAATTCAGTTCCCATCATCCAAAGACCACGGCCCGGAGGAGTCCACTTGCCAACGAAAAGGCGCTCGTAAGCATCTTGAGCAGTCTTCTGCGCCTTCCTCTCATTCCAAGGGAGCCGGCTTTCCTTGCACCAATCCTTCTGGATTGTGAATGTACCCTCAATCACACGGCGACAAGTCTCAAACCACTTCTCCTTTGAGCCATCGCTCTTTCTGCGAGAGTACTTAGTTAAATAAGTCAGCTCTCCAAGGAAGTTTCCTGCTCCAATAGGAAACCCCCAAGGAACTTCTCTCTTCTCATATCCGGAGATAAAATCGTCGGACAACTTGAAGCTCAAAAATTCCTTACCACTCATAATTCCTCCTAAAGTTAGAGGCTGCGGTTCATTGTAAAAGCGCCAGCCTCTGTAGTTCTTCGGCCCGAAGGAAGTCCTTCGGGCCCATATAGATCATACCATTCAAAGCGTCGGTTATTACCGAGAAATCACGCCATTTGCGTGATTTTTTCTCCTAAGATGTCAATAACCTGAGCAGCGACGTGATGCCACGTCTGGGTATTGTGTATGAGCCTAGCTGACTCCAAAGTTTTCTCTTTGACTTCATTGTAATTGTCATACACATACTTCATCTTATCCCGAAGATCATCTGGATCTGGCTCAACCCAATCTCCAAGATGAATGCCGACTCCGGGAGTGGGCTTGGAGTCAAGAGGGACAGATAGATTTGCGAAGTCAGCGCAAGCAGTTGCGTTAGTGACTATGGTAGGAAGTCCTGTAGCGATTCCCTGAAACGGAATCAACCCAAACCCCTCGCCATTGGTTGGATAAACCAAGCAATGAGCCTGATTATAGATCTTCACCAAATCTTCGATAGAGACTTGGTAGCCGATAGCGGCAATTTGTGGATGATGAGATGCGCTTTTGAAATCAACTCCATTTTCATAAAAACGACATTCAGTATCTTCATTAGACTTGAGTACAAGCATGACATCATCATTGCCATCAAATAAGTCTAAGAAAGCATCGACAACTCTCTGTCCGCCTTTACGTGCAGTCGGGCCTCCGATATGAAGGAAAATAAATTTATCAGTAAGATACCTATTTTCAATCTTCCACAATTCAGGATCAATACCATGAGGGACTTTACGAATAATTTTATTAAGCTTGTTTTCCTCGAAAATATCTACACAATATTGTGATGGAGTCCAAATCTCCTGCATCGCAGACATCGTGCTTTGCCAACTATCGGGAACGACTGATGACTCCCAAGGAGTATATCCAACTCTATATTGATCTAAATTTCCACTATAAAATTCTGGCTGGATAAAAGATATATGGCACTTAGCCTCACGATTGTCATAGGCAACCTTTACATCATGTTCCTGCAGCGCTTTGATTAGCATAACAGCTGCATAGCCGTAGCCCATCTTGTCACCTATACCGGGTGGACTAAACCAACCTACTTGCTTCATACATTCTCCAGAATTTCTTCGTCCAAAATTTGCTCACCTGTGTTGAAATTAAATATTTTAACATTCTCCCAAAAAAGAGAAATAGATACTTCTTTTGAAATACTATCTTTTACAGTTCTATTGCAAAACAAACATCTTGACATGGCAAAAAATTCTTTATTAATCAAAAAAATGGTTAATCCATTTTCATGCATAATGGCAAATTTTCCACAGTCTTCACACATCATAGTGCAAATTGGATGTTCCATTTTTGGATTATATCAGATTAAAATAGACCTTGCCATAGTCCTTCAATTTTGGCAACAGTCTTCGGCAAGCTTGATGGATTCTTGGTTGGAATACCAAGTTTTGAGTATACTGCTCTAGCATCAGGATCATTATCTACAGCCAATACAATATTGTCATCTTTCAATAATTCTGTTGCCTTATTTCTTTTATGCTCCATAGTATACTCATGATCTTTGTATTTATCATTCATATAGAGTCTATTATATTTGACACCATTTGACTTAAGAGCCCTAGTAGTATTGGCTCTTTCTGCTTCAGGTCTGCCGGTTACAAGATAAATAGTATAGCTCTTTGACTTCTCATTAACCCACGCAATAGTCTTATCAATGCCATTATTGCCAGTAAGTAATGTTCCATCAATATCTACAATAATTCCGGCCATGAATGATTATATCATATTTCCTATTTTCAAGCGTCCTTGGAGAGATTCGAACTCCCGACCTAATGGGTAGAAACCACTTGCTCTAATCCGCTGAGCTACAAGGACAAAGGAGTCCGTTGTTAACCGCATACGGACAAAGATGCGTCCACACGTTATTGCATTGATCAGATGCAACTTGAGGCTACTAGTAAACCTCCACAAGCCTTCGTGAACTCTCGTGTTTGTGCGGGTGGTGGGATTCGAACCCACAATCCTCTCGGCGGGAAGTTTTAAGCCTCCTGTGTATGCCAATTCCACCACACCCGCTAAATCACTGCATTACATAGTTAGCAGGTAGGATGTCTTCGGGATTCTCAACACTCCAATTCAGCATACCGTCCTGCCAGATGAAATCATCAACTCCAAGGTCTGTGAACCTCTGATGGATATCATTTTCATATGCTTGATGGATCGCAGCAACAAGATTTTGAATTTCAGCATTACGCTTTTTCTGTGTATTATTCTCATGATGGTACTGAATATATCCAAAGCGCCGAATGTGAACCATCGGAGTTGAAAGCCAAGTCCTGACAAGGAGCTCGTAGTCATCGGCAACAAAAAGACTCTTATTGTGCCCGCCAATAGATTTGTAAAAATCCGCTCTCCACGCTCTAGCGTGATTTGGGACGCCAACGATGTGTCTAATTGTCTTTGAATTAATATCTGGATAATTGGTTACAAGATAGTCTCTGCCGCGCCAAAACTCTGATCGATAACTTCCATATCCAAATCCCCACCCGTCAGGGTACGATGCATTCTCATGCTCATCGCCAATCACTTCGGCGCAGTCTGTATAAGCGAAGCCTGCTTCTGGAAACTTAGCAAAAGCCTCCACAATTGAGGAGATGCACCAAGGAGTAAGCTCATCATCATGATCAAGTTCTACAAGGATTTCTCCTTCGGCAAGCATAAAAGCATTATGCTTAACCTCTCCGATCGATCCGGAATGCTCAGCAAAAAATACTTTAACTCTAGGGTCTACGGAAGCCAACTGCTTAATTGAATTAATAGTTTCTTCGCTATCAGAACCATCGTCGTAGAT